GAGAACAGGAAATGGCAACCAGAACACCCATTAGGGAATAAAGTTTTCATTTGCACTGATAACATGGAAATACGTAAATTTATCTATGAATCATGGATCGGAAAGCCTGAACTTGAAAGGGCTAACGGGTTCCTGATTGATATGCGAATGAGTGCTCTCACAATGGAAATACTTGCAGTAACGAATGATCATGATAACTTTATGGCACACTGGCAACCATCTGACCAAATAGATGATGACCCTTGTACTATGAAGTATACTATATTCAATACTGGGATAGTAGCTGGAATGGGACTCACATTAGCATACCAGATAATAGAGGGGTTAATTTACTATGGATACACATGGATAAATCTGGCTCCTTTCGATACTAATTACTTAGAAAGGATCAATATTGTTAGTAAGGAAAATCGAAAATAACTGGGAACAGGGCTTCCCCGGTGGTATGACAGTTTATATCATTGGACAGCCCAAGACCAGAAAGACAAGTCAAGCAAGCAAGTGGAGCAACAAAGGGACTGAAGGAGTCATCTTATTGGACACAGAGGGTGGAGCAGAATTTGCAGAAGGGGCTAACGTCGTTTCTGTTACTTCTTTGAACCCTCCAATGAGACCTTTGATGTTAGGAGGCAAACAAAAGATAAATGATGATATGTCGAAAGCTTTTGAGGTTATACCACCACTGGAACGAGGGTATTATCACCCTACAGGACCAGATAAGGGCAAACCAATGGAGACCTATTCTCTGATAGAAGCCTATAAATGGTTGAATAAAGAATGGGATTCACTACCATACGATACAATTGTTATTGATACAATTGATATTGTTAATGGATGGATAGAAGACATAGTACTGAAAGAGCTAGAAATAGACACAATGGGACAAGGAGGCTGGGGAGCCGACTGGGGTTTAGCAAGAAGGAAAAACCTTGACACTATTGGACGATTCCAAAAGTTAGTCAAGAAGAAGAGTGCTACTCTCGTCATTATATCCCACAGCAAAACATCGAGTGTCGTTGATGCTAAGGTGCAATTAACACCTGACCTTCCACGAGGACTTGGATATGCATTGGCAGGAAAAGCTGAGTTAATCGGTTTAGCTTTCTTTGAGAAAGCAGGGATTGACCCAATGATGTCATTCAAAGCATATGATGAAAGAGTTGTTGGTAGTAGACTAAGGCCATTGGCACAAAAGACACTACCTTTCGATTATGAAGCGATACAGAAAGAACTGTTAAATTACAAGGAACAACAATGAGTGAAATCTTTAGACCGACAAAGGCTGGGGGTGGAAACTACCTTGGCATTCAAAAGATAGGGATTGTAGACATAAAAGACAGAAACGAAGAGATGGACTGGGCAGATATCTTCTTAGAGATAACTGTAAACAGTGAACACAGTAAATACAATGATAAGATAGTTATATCAGGAGAACTTAATAAAGATGCAGATGGAAACCTTGCACCTAGTCCTGTATTAGCCAGATTATATGGGTTTATAGACGGTGCTGGATTAGCATTTGGATTGGATGTAAAAGGTAACTGGGTAGACAGTAATGGAGAAGCCATACCTAACATTCAAAACTATCTTTACACTGCATTATGCAATGTAGATGATGATGGTAAACCAGAAAAACACCCATACGTTGCTTATTTCTATAAGAAATGGAGCAAGGGACGTAAAAGAGCATTTACTGAGGTGCACACACATATCTTTGCAGATACAGCTGAGGGTCATGCTAAGTTAGCAGACAGAATTAAGTACCTAAAGTCACAGGGATATCTGATAGAACATGTACCAACCGTCAAAGACGCACCAAGTCAAACACAAAGTGATCCTGATTCATTTTGATGTACCTAGAAGTTGCAGAAGGGACTCCTTTTAACCGAGGGGTCCCTCTCACTAAACCAGAGATGATCGAAAAGTTGAATCCATTAGTACCTTTATATAGAAGTACCTATCTATATGATGAAGAAGGTAGGGATTGGATGTTAAAGAATAAATCTGTTAAAGGTTACTTTGGCATGAGATACATAGATCATATAATACTAGATATAGACAAAGAGAAGAATACTGATATACTCACATTGAATAAAGCTCGTGCCATAGTTATGGAACTACTGGATAGTGACGTAGACAAGAATGATATTGGAGTATATTTTAGTGGTACTGGTTATCACATACAATTAAGTAACAAGCTCTTTGGCTTCAAAGGATCAAAGGATTTACCATTTCAAGTAAAGAATAGTATTAAGAAGGCATTCCCAAGTGCTGATATTAGTATACTTATGCGAAGTGGTATCTACAGGGTACAATACACAATCAACCAGAAAACAGGACTTCATAAGATACCTTTAGAGATGTCTACATTTCTTTATGGGCAAGTTAAAGATATATTTGAATCTGC